AAGATTATAAAGCATCACTGCGTTTCTTACAGATTATGGATTAATCATTTTTAAGTTACATGTAATAAAAAAAAACTCCTGTTGGTTATTAGCCTTCAGGAGTTTTTTACGCGGTCTTTCAAAACACAGCCAAGGAGATGTTACTCTCCAAGTATACTATTAATGTTAGTTATAACATTTTCATTAGCAATCACTTCAGCCTTAAGGTTGTCTTGTGCTAATTTTAATTCTTCTGCTTGTTTACGTAAATTACCATCTTCTACTAACATGGCTTCATTACTTTTACTTAAATTATTTTTCAAAGCTGCAAATATTGTTTTGTGGCTTTGAGATTTAGAGATTAATTTCTCTGCTGTACTTGTACTTGTTGTTGTATTAAACATTTTAATTTTAATTTTGTTTATTGAATAATTTCTTTATTAGTAATCCTCCTGTTTTAGGCGCTGGAGGTATAGGCGCTGGTTTAGGTGTTACAGGTGTGGTAGAATGAACTGTTCCTTGCGTGTTCTTTGTCATACCCATACTCTGCATCATCTTTTGAGCAGCTTGTTCAACATCTCTGTCTTCTGCTTCTTTTACTAAACCACCTTCTTTCATATCAGTCCACGTTTGCTTGTGTTTTAAAAACACTATCTTACCAGTTTTTGATCCAATAACAGCATTGTGAAGAGACATTACACCGAAGTGTTCGTCATCTAAGGCTAGTATTCCAGTCTTAGGCTCATATCCGTAGATTCCTTCAGGTATTCCCATAAAGGTTTCTGTAACGTGCATGTGTGTAACATCAAATGGCTTTGTGGCTACTATACAATCTTCTAGAAAGTAGTCAATGTAAGCTCCATATGATTTTTTCTTTCTTTTATTTAACATTTATCTTTTTTATTTGTTCTGCAAAATTTATTGCTTCTCTCTCTACTGCTTCCTTAGGCCATTTTAATATACTGTCTCCATAGTGAGCTGTATCAAATCCTATTACCCAGTATTCTTTTCCGTTATGTTGTCTCCATCCTGCAAAAGTTATTTCTGAATTTACATCAATAACATGTCCTTTTCCGTATGGTTCTTCTATTCCGTACAAAGGATGTCCTTTAGGAACAACAGCATAACCATTGCCCCATCCTCTTTCATACGTTATTGGCGTAGTTTCACTCTTTTCTACCCACCAGGTAACCCTTTTACTGTAAGCTTCATCATACTCCTTCTTTTTTAGCATAATCTTTTTTTATTATTGGTAAAAATCCTAATTCTCTTAATGATTCATGATCAGATGGAAATGTATGAGTGTTATAGCCATGATGTATGCAACATTCGCTTACAATATTAAGCTCTCCATCCTTTCTTTCGGGATTTTTAAAACTATCTATCTTATAGATTCTCCCTGCAATTGCGTAAGGAGTAGGATTACCATAATTATCTACATCATTATCCATATAACCTGTTTTGGTACAAAGAAGATGTGTAGCATTCCTTATGTTAAGAGCTATATTATGAATTATACTTTCTTTCTTTTTACCAATTATTCCCATTAGAACAAGTTTATAATGAAATCTTGTCTTGCTTTTTGAGCTTGTACCAATGTATCATATTCTCCTACGTACATTGAGTGTTTTGTTGCATTAGAGCTTTTACCTCTGTAATCTACTCTTGCTTCAAATTTTCCTTTGGATAAAACTCTTATCCCTTTACTTATAGCTGTCTTTGCCATTTTATTTAATTTTAATTTAACAATCATTATATCTGTCCTCAAAGTCTTGAAATTGTCCTTCAATATCTAAGTCAGGTTCTCTTTTATATTCTATTTTTCCAGGACTGCACATTGCGCAACTACATGGTTTGCCTGTTGTCTTATATATATGTAATTTATGTTTTTCCTCATCAGGTAAAGAGTCAATATTTACATGTAGATTTTGCTTAACTCTCTTTTTTTGTTTAAGCCTTCCAAGCTCTCTTCTCCTTTCTTTATTCATTTTAAAATAATTATATCCAGGTATCTTCTCCAGTTGGAGCATCTGCCCAGTCTTTATCTTCCCCATATTCTTCAGATTTAATATAACCTTTAGCTATTTTACTTTTCCTGATCCAAGTTCTTGTCTTTTTAGACATAGATGAAATACATCTTCTTTCATTTTTATGGTCGAACATGTTTAATATGAATAAATAATTATCATCGTGATTCTCAATTCCATCTATTCTTTCTACTTTTCCGGTAACATATCCATGTGTATTGTCAAAATTGTCAAACCAATATTGCCTTGCTCTATTCCTAACCTCTGCAAATACATCATCCGGAGGAGCAGTATCATATATACTTCTTTTCTTCTTTAACATATACTTAATTTTCTTCTTTTAAACCCTACCTTTGGTATTACTAATTCAAACTTACTAACATCACTCTTCCAAATAACTCCCTTGTTGTTCTCATCACCAACATCATGAATTGAATAATATTCACAATTTTCTCCTATTATTAATATATTATTTCTAGTAGCAAATTGAACTTCTTCTTTAACTCTAACAATATCTCCTACTTGAAACATAACTTTCTTCTTTCATAAACCTTTTCAAAATCTCCTTCATACGCCATAAGTGTTTTTACTGTATTTATTGAGTGCTCAAAAGTACGAAGAGTTAATGTTATTGTTTTGTGATTACCAACTATAGTTCTTGCATGAAACATTAATTGAATAGTTCCTCCACTTGATGTTGCTGTATCAAAAGAATAACGTGTTCTTGCTTTAGTTACAAGATTAACTCCTTTAAGTGCAGAAACTGCAAAAGCTTCAATTTCATCATTTTTCATTTTGTTTTCTTCCATTCGCAAAAGATATGTAGATAATTTTTCTAAATTACTTTGATTCATAATTCTAAATTTAATTTTTTGCGTTTAAAGCTTTTGTTAACCATATTGTATTCATTGTCATTAAGCTTTTTATATAGTTTACTAGGAGAAATCATTGTTCCATCAGAAAATGTTATTCTTACTCCTGAGGCTTTTAATTCAGCCTTTAAAAAATCTTTTTTTGTTGTTGGATTTGGTGTGTACAAATTGTGAACAAAAAGGAACTGCTTCATCATTTCAGGCAAATTACCAATAGTCTTTTTACTTTTGTTAAGAGCAAAAGCTTTAAGTTTTGCCATCAGATAAGTCTTTTGTTGTTCCATTGACATCGTCAGTTCCTTCATTGTTCTCTTTTTTTAAATTATACATTCTTTCATATTCAGCATCAATTGCTGCAACATAAGCTATTACATCATTAGGGTCTTCTTGATCATAAAGCCTACTGCTTAATGGTAAGAATTTCTCTCCCTTCTGTTTAAATACTTTTATCATTTGAGTATTACGAGATTGAGCAGCAGCATATAAGGTAAAACCTTCTTTATTGCACCATCTCATAGCTTCAATATTCCTATGATAAAATCTCCTTCTATTCTCTTTTAACTCAGCCTCTTTGTTAAGGCGTTGTTGTCGCTGGTTTAAAGTCATACTCTTTTAACATTTTGTTTGTAGGATTTATTCTTACAAACTTTTTATCCCTACACCAATCAGGCGCTCCCCACCTAGATCTTGTTGTACTAGGGAATCTAGCTTGAACCATTTGTCTTTGAGTTGTCCAATTAGCAGCCTTAAAAGCTTTATCTGTTGCCATAAACTCTTCAACAGCGTCTCTTGCAACTGTTGGATTACCTTTAGAGCTAAGCTTTATTATTTTTCCAACATAGATTGTATTGTTTTGTGTCATTGCACACCAATCTCCTAATTTTATTTTTTCTCCTAAGTGGTCTTTGAACATTTGCATTTTGTTTTAGGTATAAACTCTCCTTTTAATATAATTATTCTTCTTGTTGGTGACTCTGTTCTTCCACCGCCAACAAAGGTAACACTTAATTCTGTTAAACTCTTAATTTTATGTCTTTTTAATGTCGGATTAGCAAATCTACTAGGGTTATAAGCTACTACAACTTCATCTCCCTCGCAGATTTGCACTCCTTCAATATCTCTATGTATCATCTTCCTTTTGCTTCTGGATATAAATCTTTTACAAAGTCTGATTGCCAGTACTCCTTGGTATTTATGTCCATTATTGTTAATTTTCCTCCCCAACCTCCACCGGTATCTACGTTCCAAACATTTTGTCTGTTCATAGGTACGTGAATTCTATCACCAGGTTTAATTACATCTGCTTCTGGATAATGTGCTTTACATATATTAGCCATCGTAGTGGTATGTCCAATAAATACTTCTTTATGAGCATTTACTTTAGCACCAGATAAAACTTGTTTCCACATGTTTCTATCCCACACTCGTAAGTATGGTATTGTGCCTCCTACGCCATTTTCTCTATGGCATCCTGCATGAACAAATGCTTGGTCTTTGTTAGTTACATAATATGGATGAAGTGCTGTTAGAAACGCTCTATGAGCGTCTAGACTTCTTGGATCATTATCATTGTCTGCCAAAAAGGTTGTATAAGATTCCAATGTTGTACGTCCACCATTTTGTAACCATTCCACTTGTGCAACTCCCATAGTTAAAAATTCTCTTAACCATCCATCGTGGTTTCCCTCAATGCATATTATTGCATCTGGATTTCTTTTAAGAGCCTTAATCTGTTCCTTTAATTTAATAATGTAATCAATTACACCGGCAGATTCTGGCCATCCGTCAACGTAATCACCAACGAATATTAAATTATCTTTTTTTATATTATATGCACAGCGATCAAGCACTTGAATTAATGCTTTAAGACCGCCATGCACATCCCCAATAACTAATGTTCTAGCTTGCATGGTCTTGTATCTCTGTTTTAGTGTAAGTTTTAAACTCACCTTTCATTACTAATACTCTATCTGAGCATCCATCTTGTCTGATTTTTTCATGCCAAGTATATCCTGGAGTACTAAATTTCATAAATTGTGGCGTAAATCCTGATACTTTTCCTTTTCTTAAACTTGAAGATGATCTTCCATAGTTTATTGTAAACAAGATTTCATCTCCTTCACATATTTCTGTTCCTTCTATATCGTTAAATCCTTTCATATTTTTCTTTCTTTTATTATTCTCAACTTTCTTTCAGAAGTCATAGTTCTTGCTTCAAGTCCTTTCAGCGAATGTGTAGTCCATTTATTACTGTGATAATTCCAGTATCTTTGATCAGGACCATTTGTAATTTTAAAAAATATTGAAGCATAAGTGTATCTTGTAACTATTGCTTCATAAAGATTATTATAGTAAATTACAGAAACTTTGTCTCCTGTTTTAATCTTCCTTCCTTTTATGTCTAGATGTCCTGTTTGTTCTTTCTTTATTATTGACTCTGGAGCCTGTTTCTTTTTTTTTAATAATAGCATCTTCTTCGCATATTTTAATTACTTCGTCTAATGTTAATTGCTTTCCCATTGTATTGGAATATTTTTTCTATGCAATTCATAATTATCATTATAAGTGTTAATAGTAAGACTTAATCTATTGTCATTCACTGATTTAACACTTTCTCTTTCCTTCCATCCGTTAACTAGCAAAATTAGTTTGCTTTTATCAACAGTAAAGGATTTTTTCTTTTGAGCGCATAGCATTGCTTTTTCCGCCCAATAACCATCTTTGTCAAATGATATAGGTAATACTCTAAAGAGCCCTTCCGTATCAAAGACTTTATCATCAACTACATATAATAAATCAGCGTCAGCCAGGTGTAAGAATTTTTGATTCCATGTTTGACTGTTGTTGATTAGGTAGTTTTGTTGTTGTTTCATCTTTTGTTTTAGATCATTAGGTATAGTACAAAATGATCCAAGACCAACTGGCCTCTGTGCTTTTTTACTTAAAAACATGTTCTTTCTATCATATTAAAAATGAGGTGGCCTATTTGACCACCCCATAAAAATTAAAATTTACTTACTTAAAACTTGCTATTTTTTTACAAGTTTCTACAAAGAAGTTATGTGTGAATTTATTTTTCATTAGATTAACATGTTGAGATACAAACTGAACATTTCCAGGGATATACCCTTTAGAAGAATCAATTCTATCTACTGACGCTGTATAATCTTTATCATTCCACTTTTTAGGAAGAGTTAATTTTTCATTAGTATAAGCACATTTACCTTTCTGTTTATTCCATAAATCATCAAGATATTTTGCATCAATAGTAACGTCTAATTTTCTTCCATTTTTACTTCTTCTTTTTGCACTTTTTTTAACATGTTTGCCAAAAAAGTTACCACTAATATTACCAGAGCCTTTCCAGGAGGCGTTACGCTCACCCGTTATGTTGTTATTATTTAAACAACCGCAAGATCTGATATTATTATTTTTCCTATTTAAGTGCCTTGTGGAAACAAGCTTTTCATTTCCACAATTGCACTTACACTCCCATAGTTTACTGCCTCCACGACTAGATCCAGCCAACTTAACTACTGTTAGTTTGCCGAATGTTTTTCCTGTCAAATCAACTTTTTTATTTCCCATATTATAAATATACAAAAAATAATTCAATTGGGCAAACAGGCCTATTTCACGGGACAGCCACCAATCCCACAAGCACCTAAATCATCAAAATCTTCCTCATTAATCACTACGGATTCAATAGGTTTGACTCTTGCAATCAAGTACTCGTACTGTTCTTTACTAATAGGTTCTTCAGGTAATTGTTTAAATCCTGAAGTACTTCCTTGAAGTAAGAAACTAAGTGTTTTAAAATTCTCAGCAAAATTCTCTTCAATGTATTTTTTAAGAGCAGGCAAATCTTCTTTAGTGTAGTATGCTGTAACTGACACAGAGTTATCTGACCAATTTTTCTGCATAAACTTCACTGTCTCGAGTTGCTCAAATACAGTAAGATCATCAAATGATGGAACACCGTCTGGATATTTACAAGGGAATTCTACAATCATACTAGACCTATCAAGAGTTCCATCAAAGTTCTCTTTAAATTCTACATGATATCCATGAGTCTTACAAACCTCTACTAAAGGTGAGCTTGAACTCATAGTTATTCTTCTTATATAATACTGTCCAGCCACTGATGGATGAACTCCTGGTGTTACACCTGCTAATAGTGATAATGTTCCACTTGGTTTTACCGTGGTAAGTTTTATACTTTCCGGAAATCCCATCGCCTTAGAGTATGTTTTGTCATATTCTCTTAAGTACGCGTATCCTGGATTCAACCAACTTAATTGTTCATCTGAAGCCATCATCACTCCTGTAATGCCTATTCCCATTCTCATATTGTTGTTAACAACTTCTTGAGTTTCTGGATGATGACACTTTAGAGCTAATGAATGCTTATTAACTCTATACAGCATTGTTATTACTTTCTTAAACCTATCATAACTAGTTATGTTAGGTAAGTAAACTTCTGCTAAGCAGCAAGTTTCTTTATCTTCTAAAGACTGCTCTGCGCAAGGATTAAAACCTTCTACTCTCGGATCAGGATATTTATACTCACCAATTCTACCAACTTTCTTAGATAAAGCTATGTTTATCAATCCGTATGGTTCTCCTTGTTGATAAGTATCCCAAAACTCTTGTGGGAGTAACTTTGCATCATAACAGTCAACAGAGTTATTACTCATTCCTCTCCAATTAGGAATAGGACCTAAATCCCATCTCTTAGCTTTCAAGTACTCTAAATCATCATAGTCTCCTATGGCAATTTGAGCTGAGCGTCTAACATTACCTGCTACTACTATACTCCCAATGATGTTCATAATATCTAAACAATCAATAGGGCGTAGTTGCTTACCTCTTCTATTTTGAATCACTTCAACGATTTTTTCAAGACCTTCAACAAGGATAGTTGGTCCAGAAGCAACGCCTCCAAACCCTTTAATATCCTCACCATAGCCTCTAATTAGCTGACAGCTATAAGTAAATCCTTCTCCTGAGTAAAAGTGAGCTTTTAATACTTTTCCAAGTAATTTAACCCACCCCTCCCGGGTATCTGGCACTATAAAATCAGCTTGCTTATCATCAAACCTTTCTATTTTTAACTTTTTATTTACCACCTTTGGTAGTTTGAATACGTGTTCGCGTTTAATTGAGTATCCTACTCCTGAACCAAGCATCAGCATGTCCATTGCCCATGTAAAAGGCCTAATAGGATGGTCTACAACAGTAAATGCACAGTTCTGTAAACTAGGTAAACCTAATTGATCAACTGTCTTTGTGCCTAACTGCCACATAAAACGTCCTGCAACAGAACCTTCCATATTGTGTCTCATATCACGATAAAACTCTTTCTCATCTTCTGTGAGAACAAGTTTCAACTGTTTGGAAATTCCAGATAGTTCACGCTCTATTCCTTCCGTAAATGTTTCTTTTGTTCCATCTTTTTTTGTTCTAGAATATGTTCTAGCGTGGGTGATGTAGCCTAACGGGCCCCACTTAACTTTCCTTTCCTTCATTTTCACTTTCATTTAAAAACTGCTCAATCTTAAACTTTGTCTCACTGCAAAAGTTTATGAAATTCTCATTATGCATGTCAGGTTTACTTGATAATTCATCATTTGGGTCAATCTTGACGCCTAATGTTTCATTCATCTTTATTCTTAAACCTTCATCTCTAGCGAGTATTTTCATAATTTTAGAACCATTACTAGCTCCTTTCCTTTTTAAAAAGTCATCTATTGCAGCCTTGTGTTCATCACTGAACATACTATATTTTCCATTAACAAACAATGTTCTAGCATCTTTCATGTTTTTAGATAATCTGAACTTATAAAGTACCAAACTATCATAGTCTTCATGACCAATATAAAGATGATTTTCCATTAACTGTTTTTCCCAAGCTGTGTATTGTGGATTTGAACTCCATTCATACAGCACACAAAATTCTTCTTCATCTCCATTACTTAAATAAGAATTTCTTAATAAGTGAATGTATTTAAAGTGAACTTGTGAGTCAACTAAGGGTAGAAAATATGTAAGACTCTTGTTAAGAATGATTTCGATTTTGTTCTTTCGTACTTTCATTTTTTACTATTCCGTCTAACATTATTCTTCCTTCATTTTCGTAAACCTCTTGCAGGTATTCACAATATCTACCTTCTTTGCAGTTATAGTAATCTTCCAACAAGTCTTTTACCCCTCGATGTTCATACCCAAAAACATCTACAAATCCTTTCATTGCGTGTTCATGCAAAGAGTTGGGCATAACCCAGACAACTGGCTTATACGGATTCATTTTCGATATATAAAGAAATTCAAACTCTTGTAACTGATAACCTTTCAAATCAGGGTCTTTACTCATAATATCCATCAACGCTTCTTTGTATAAAGCTCCTTGTATGTAATATTTGTGAAGTAGTATCACTTCATTGAATTTCTCAGCAGGAGATTCTCCAGTCTTTAAATCTATCGGATAAATTTTCTTTTCATTGTGATCTATCATAACACAATCTAACATTCCTTTGCACTTAAATCCTCTAACTTCAGCAATGAATTTATATTGATATATAAGTTCAATACCTTGTTGAGTTTGATCAAAATATTTAGAAGAAAAATCATGAGTGATAAGAGTCTGAGCTGTTTCATAGGCTAAAGCCCACATCTCAGGTTTAATTAATATCTTACCTCTTGCATTTAATCTATCTTTAAAATATTCTTGTCCGGCCTCTTTAACAGTTTGTATTTTTTTAACTGTTGTATAATTTTTATACACACCTAAACTGTTAGCTATGTCACATATCTGCTGATGATAATCATCAAGATTATCAGTAACAGTTTGTGCTCTTTTTCCACCTAGCAATCCTTGCGTATTATTAACTGAGCCAATTGGCGCGTTAATAGTCTCTAATAATGCATCAATTATATTCTTTACATTAGTAGTAGGATTTTTAGGGCTATCTCCAGCATAATATTTAGAAGATAACGTCAGTGGTTCGAAACACATGTCATCTACTAAGCTGCCGAATTTGAGTACAAATCCACCCGTCTTAATGCCATTAACTACGTCCACACCATGTTTAGATATGGAAGCAATCATACTATAAGATGGTAATTCTAAATCTCTATATTCCTCAATAGGAATATTTAAATTATGATCTTGTATCATTTTCTTCTATGTATTGCGTGACTGCATTATCAAAATTTCTACAATGTTTATAGTGATCAAATAACACAAAGTCACAGTCTCCTTTAAAAACGCTATCAAGAACTTCTTCTTGAGATAATTCTAACTCTTTTTCTGAAAGTCTTAAAACCTTCTTCCATTCAAGATAAGAATCCTCATCTATTAAATTAATAACGTCTGGCAATAAGTCTTTCTTAAAAACTTTCACTGCCAATCTTTTTACTTGCATTTTATCCATTAGAATATTTTTATATAGACTCCTGGATTCTCTTTATCAACAGAATACCATTCATCATTTAAATTATGGATATTTGGTAATTCACCCTTCCTATTCATCGGAACAGGAATAATATACTTAACATTATCATCTTCTATGAATCCGTGAGCAGTCATTAAATCCTGTATAATCTCTACGCTATTGCTAAAATCAAATAATCTTTTACTATTCCTTACTTGGTGGTATCCAATCACCAAAGGGTCGGATTTACCTTTTTTCATCGCCTCAAACTGAGGCCTTAATGCTTCAAACAGATTAGGCTTATTAGGATCTACATATCCTTTCACAATCTTCTTACTAGAAGAAAATGATTGAATACCTAAAGCTCTAATATACTTATTAACTGTCTTTGAGGAAAATATTCCTCTTGAAGTCTTTACTTTACTATTTTTTAACGAGGGCACATTCCCCGGGATGAATATCATCTCAGGGATTTGCTCCTCCTTTTTATCTAACATAACTTATTTAATTACATAATCGAACCTATTTGCGCCACTATTATATGTAACACATTGTCTCATGCCTTTATAGGTCTTGAAGGCTCCTTCGCCACCCCAACCTGAGAAGTTTGTTCCACCAACGCCAACCCAGAATATATTCTTAAGGTAATTCTCAACAGAGTCTTCTCCATCAGTAATTACAACAGAATTCCTTCCGTTAGATGCGCATTGTTTAGTGACATTATTAAAGTTAGTACCACCAGATCTATCAAAGCCTAAAATGGTAAACTCATTGATGTTCTTGATCTCATAAATTTGAGTATCAAAGAAATACAACTTGTCTATCATGTTCATACGATATAGAACCATAGCAATTCCTTTAACTAGGTCAATCATTCTAATATTAGTTCCCTCAAAGTTCTCGTAAGAGCCCATTGAACCTGAGCAATCTAAATATAAATCTAGTTTGCCTTTGTAAATCCTAGTTGCGTTACCAGGTGAAAGAAGCTCAGCGTTTCTGAATATTGGATGTAGAAATTCTAATCCAAATATATCATCAAACTGTTCTGCTTCAAACAAGGTTTCCTCAACGGTGTGGAACTTTTGTGAAAAGTAATTTTGAGACTCATCTAGAATCTTAACAAGTACTTGCTTTATGCTTTCTTTGTTAATTGCAACTCTATCTAAGGCTCCTTTAATCTTCTCAATGCTATTTAAGAAATCAGCATCATTCTCTGCTAAATCAGCTAAAGCAGCTTCTCCTAACTTTTCTGTAAGATCTTTCATAATCTTATCAGCGTTATTCATAGCTTGTTCTAATTGTTGCTCATTTTGCGCTTTGTCTAATACTTTATCTGCAATATCATCTAGGTCTCCATGCTTACCTTTACCGTGATCTTTCGAAGCGCCTTTGCCGCCAGGTTGTTGACCCTGACCATCCTCATCTCCTTCACCATCACCAGGTTCGCCTATACCTTGTCCACCTTCACCGTCTTCATCATCATCACCATCAAATGGAGAACCACCGCGACCTTGGCCGTTCTTTTCCATTTCTTCTTGAAGTTCTCTCTCAATCCTTTGCATATACATAGCAAGCTCTCGAGTTAAAACTTGTGAGAATAATGGTGAATCTTCTGTTACAACTTTGGTTAAAGAATTATAAACTTTATCCATTACCTTTTGCTTAATAGCATTGGTTCTGTCAACAGGCTTTCTCTTAACATCTTTATTAACGTACATTGAATATACGTCATTAATCATGTGTTGAGGAAGAGTACACTCTTTTCCTGTCTTTTCAGTTACATAATCCTTGATCTTAGTAAGCCTGCGCTCTTCCCAGCTTGTTACGCCAGGAAGAATTACATGCTTATCTTTTTTCATGCCCAAGAAACCACTACCATCTGAGTTCCATTGCCCATATGGATCCCACTCTGGAGCGTGAAATTTCTCGCCACTATCTTCTCTTTTGCTGAATAAACTCATATTATAGGTCTTCAGCCATTGAAGTTAATACATCTTCCTCTTTTTTAAGGAATTCAAGTTTATCCTCTTGTTCATCAACTCTGTTTTTAATGTCTTCAACATCATCTTGAGTTAATTTACCAGCTTTAAATTGTTGCTCACAAAGAGCTTCAACTTTATCAAATTGTTGAGAGTAAGCATCCATTGAGATACATTGACCAATTCCATCAATTGCATCATAAATAGCACGAAGCTCTTTAGATACTAATGATTTAGAAATAGTTTTTGCAGCCGCTTTGTCTACTAATAATTCAACAGTTTTAACAATTGCTCTGTCCTCATTGTAATTCCATACAACCATTACATTTTTAATGATTGTAGGTA